TACTCCGTCGCCAAGTACTGATATAGTTTTTTGAACATAATCAAATTTTTGTCCAGTAAAGGCATTAATCTTAAATCTAGCATATCTTTCAGCAGACATAATTTCATCATATGTCTTATAGTTGGTATCTACTGTGTCTACGCCGTATCCAGAATAATCTACAATGTCTGCAACTGTTGCATATGGTCGTGTTACAAGGTAGTGCTTTCGATCAGAAAATACTGTTCCAGAAATTGTATAGTCAATCTTTAAATAAAAATACTTATAGGTTGTTGTAGCTGATATAGGAACATATGTAAAATAGCTTCCTGCATCAACATCAGTGTTATTGGCAGTTAGAACTGTGCCAGTTGTGGCATCCTCATAAAATATAGTAACCGTTGGACCAACATCTGGATCCTTGGCTATACCATTATAGTAAGTCTTAAAGTTTATAGGACCATTAGTTCCAGCGTGTATCTCTGCCATTTGTTATCTCCTTATGAGTAGTATTCGTTAACTTCTCTAGGTGAAGCTAATCTAAAACCTTCTTCTGTATCCAAAATTTCTAGTGCATCTTCCATTCTCATTGCTACAAATGGGTGCTCTTGACTAAAACTATACCCACGGGTATGAAAGCTTCTATTTAGCCTTTCCATCTTTACCAGCGCTGAACCTGGATCTTGATTAAATTCTTCCGCATTAGCAAACACTGGTGGTGGTGGCATCTCTTCTCTTTCCACCTTTTTCAAATTATTAATTAGGTCTGATGTTACTCCCTCTTCCGCTAGGGCTGCAAGAACCTCGGCTTTAGTCTTTGCAGATTCTAGATCTACAGCAAATTCTTCTGCTACCTTTTTTAGTTCTGCCAATTTCATTGACTCTAATGACATTTATTTCTCCATTTCTTTGTTTTAATTATAGCATTTTACACACTATAAAGGAAAAGGACCCCTTTAAAGAAAGGGGCCCTTCTCACAGATTTTGTCCTAATTTATAATTATGGACGTGATGCTGGAAGATTTGTGTAGCTTCCGCCAGTTGCGGCTGCGAAGTCACGTGTATCGTATCCTGCTGCAACCTTTACGTTCTTGACGACAACGAATGCGTCAGGATTTTCGATTGCTGTACCAACACGAAGGAACAGAGTATATTCTGTTGTATCTTTCTTTGGCTTGAACTCACGGTGTACTGTAATGTCACGCTTCACACCAACAATAATGTTGTCTGGGAATGTGAGGTGTACGTCTCCGTGTGCACCTGATGGACTTGTGTATGTTCCAGTTTGGTTCTCATCTAGAAGTGGAACTTCTAGTACTGGGATACCGTATGCGTAAGGGATTACGCCTCCTGGAGCACCATTATTAGCTGCAACATCTCCACGAACGATAGAAGATGCGATATCTTCTGGTGATCCTGGAAGTGATGTTAGGCTGTATAAGTAGTCCTGTACCAAATTGCTTCCTGTAAGGAAACGTAGTTGGTTGCGACGTTGCTTGTAGCGACGTGGCATCTTCTTAAGAGCGTCATTAAAGATGCTCTTAGAAATTGTTGCACCTGCTGCATCAACAACATTTGCTTCTGTCTTTGCGATGGTTGTAACACCCTTGAATGCTTTTAGAAGTGTATCTGAGCCTGTTCCAACTCCGTTAAGGATAAGATCCTCAACATCGTTACCAACCTGAGTAGCCATCAATCTTGCGATGTGGTCTTCTAGGTCTTGGCCCTCAATGCCGTCTTCTAAAGATTCAGTTGAAAGCTCCCAATCTAAACGGAGCTTCTTTGTTGCAAGAGAGATCTTAGCGAACACAACTGATTGTGCTGCTCCTGTATCAGATGCTTCTGTAGCAACCTTAAGGATTCTTTCGCCTACACCGATCTTGTCGATTTCTTGAATGTCAGAACGCATACGAATGGTTCTAGCAAACTTTGTTACAACTGTTGCATCAAACATATAGTCGATGAAACGATTAGCTTGATCTGGCTTTAGTAAGCCACCACGAGCTGAATCATCGCCTGATACGCCAAGAGCGTTGGCTCCTGTCTGCGCTGTAACTACTGCTTTTTCTAATAGTTCATTACTCATTTGTTTTTTCACCTGCCTTGTCTTTAGAGAATTTCACGAACACCGAGGAAAGTGCCGTTCCACTTGCTTTTCTTAATTGGTTCATCATTGGACCCGCCAAGGTCTGCTGACTTTTTGATAGCAGTTGATGTTTCAACTGAATCAATTCTTTTTTCTGTTGTTGTTAGAGCATCTGTGATGCCCTTTACGATGCCAGAAATTTCATCGTACTTCTTTGCAAGATCTTCGATCTTTGATTCTGTACCCTTAACTAGTTCCTCAACATTGTTACGTACTGACTCTAGACCTGTTGCATTCTCAGATGCATTCTTTGCAAAATTATCAGCGAAGAACGACTTGAGTTCATCAAGCTTCTTTGCGAAATCTAACTCTTCAACGGCGATCTCTTGAATATCTGCTGCCTTTTCGACAACTTCTTCATCGCCCTTTGGAGCTTCTGCGGCAACCTCTGCTGCCTCAACTACTTCCTCAGCTGCTGGTGCTTCAACTGCAACTTCTTCTGCTGCTGCTGGCGCATCTACAACTTCAGTTTGAAGTTCTGTATTTTCTGCCACTTCTGTACCTCCTTCATTGGCTGTGTTTCTTACTAAATCAACGCCGTCGTTAGCTTCCCGACGTTCTTCTGCGATATTTTCAATCTCAGAATTCTTTTTAATGTATGAATCAACAATCATTTTAATTGATTCCGACTTGGTGACATCAGTTGATTCTACCCAACCAATTTGCTCCATATTGCATGAGCAGTTATCGCAAGTAGCTGTGTCATTTTCTGATGTTATTGCAACCGAATCTTGTGCACACCAAAAAATATTTTCTGGAGTAACTCCCGTTGCTATTCCTTTCATAACCATAGACCCATTAACTTTTTCAATAGAAAAAATGTTTGCTAGCTGATTGGCTGGGTTATCAACCAAAGACAGCTCCACTAGGTCATAATCTTTAATAATTCTTACTGGCTCTTCTTGGCCTTCAATAAACTCATTGTCTGATTTCTTAATTGATCCGCCAATTGAAAAACCAGAAAGAGTGCCATCAAGAACTTTTTCCCAAGTGTCCTGTGCACCCTTTGAAACATATGATGTTACGTAAACACCATTATAAACTTTACCTTCTTTTGGATCGTAGTAGCTCTTTGGCTCAAATGCAACAACTTTTCCTACCGCCATAGGCTGATGCATTTCTCTTACGTTTCCACGGAATCTCATAAACGCACCTAGGCTTGCTTCTGAAGAAACAATATCTCCGTGTGAGTCTACATTGTCTAATGTTGCATAACCAGACACAGTTCTCTTATTTTGATCGACCTTGGAGAACGGAATGCTCAACTTAATGTTGTTGCCGCTAGTGGTCCAGTTAGACTTAGTTATTTCCATAGTGTTATTATAATATCTCTTAGTAGATTAAAACGCAAATACCAGTCTATTGAGTTTGACGGCCTTCGCCTTGAGCATTTCTGCTTCCATCATTGTCTGCCTGATTTGCCTGTCTTTCTTGATCCCTTTGTCTGTTGCCAGTTGCCTGAGCTGTTGCTTCAGCGGCTGCCTTGGGATTTAATTCGACAGGAACATCTCCACCCGATAAACCTTGTAGTCCCATTCTAGCACGAATTTCATTAGGAACAATAACCTTCATGCGTAAGTACCTCTCGTCAATCTTTGACTGAGTGTCTTCATCGGTAAGGGTTAGCTCATTAAATTTAATAAGGAACATATCTGTCTTTTCTGAAATTACCTTTCCAAGTCTCTTTTCAAGAGTTCTCTGGGAAGGCCTACATACTTGCTCCTTAAAGGTCTTGTCTGCATCTTTGGCGTTTGCAAGGGATACACCCTGTGGGGTTCCAATCTTGCTAATAGGAACTCTATGAGACATAAGTATCTCATCTCTATTTGCACTCTTGTACTTGTCAAATGAGGAGTCTTGAACTCCTGCCTCCACTGCCTCCATCTTAAATTCAACCTTAGAATCATTATTATCTGAAGGAAGAGGTATGTATAGAGAACGATGATTCTTGCCCTTTAAACCAGTCTGGAAGAACTCTAGGAGCTTTCTTTCAGCATCATTGGACAACTTTGCACCCTTAACTGTGATAATGTATCTAGGCACTGCTTTGTTCTCAAAATAGTCTAAGTTAAATCTTGCAGCAAACTCGTTTCCTGCCATAGCATTCTTTGAGGAAATAATATCTGGTACACCGTAAAAACCATTTGTTGGAGTATAGTTTTTAAAGTGAATAATTTCATTAGGCACTGTGTCTGAAGTCATAGGATTTGGAGTTTCTGTATCTCCATAGTTTCTGAAGAATACAGCCTGATTCCCAATAATTTGAACAAAGCCGTCTCTCAGTCTTCTAACACGCATTGACGCTGAAGGTACATGTCCAATATAGCCTATTTCACCTGTATTTTTTCTTCCAACCTCTAGGTATCCGTTGCCAGTTGTTTCATAGTCTTTCCAAACTCTAGCTAATGTTTCTGTAAACGTTTCTTCTTCATTAGTATTTTCAAGCCAGTTATGCATTTGAAGCTTTAATCTTTCAAGCTTTCTACGAGCTCTTTCAAGACCTTTTTCATCTTCGATGTCCGCAAGTCTTTCTTTTGTTGCTTCGCTCTCTACAAAATCATATCCCAAGCCAACAATGTTTGCTATCTTAGCATTTACTGCTGCATAGTGTGGAGATGAGATTTCGTATATTTTGGCTAGATAGTCTAAATTATAAGGAGGCATTACAACATCAAGTATGCTGTATCCTGTAATCATAAATGGCTCTACGATTGCAGTACTTTCTGAACCATCGCCTCTTAAAAACTTTGAGAAGTCTGTTCTAGCGACTTT